GTATGAGTTAGCCACTCATAATCTTTTAACGAATCTTTGCAAGTTGTATAGGAATTGTTTTGCAATTCTTATACGCTTACTAGGGACGATTGTTTAGGACAGTCGTTTTTAGTATAGTATTGTGAAGAGGGCCGTGTAAACGGAACCAAACCACCCCCCCCCGCTTGGCCGCGGGAAAGCCCCTTAAAAGGCACCCAAACCGACTACGGATCTCGTAGTTGCGTGCATATAAGAAAATATTATATGCTACTTACAGAACATTGTAAGGAAGTTGGGGCGTGTGCGGCGCCCCAAGGGGGCAGGAAATTTGAACTACAGTGCGCAATTGCGTGCAGTAGGTTAATCAGATTTCTTGCCCATTCTCTCGTTAGAGAGTAAACCATGGATCTCATGGTCGCGAATCTTATGCAAACAATGATTTATTTTAAATTCAACGTTATTGTTAGTCTTAACGGTAATTTATATAAGTTATTGCATAGTAAGGTAGTAGCCGTTGCGGGTCGAAACCCGACGATGCCTATAGTTTAGGTACTTGGTGAAAAGTATAAATTCACCTCGATTTTTGATACAAGCTCAGAGAGCCCCCTAATTAATTATGAGTGAACCCTATAATACGAGTTGCACAGTGATGTCCGCCGCTTTGGCGAAAACAGATCAGGATAAGTTGTGTACCCCTCAAGGGTTCTATCAAACAGTAGGGGAGTGGGCCGATTGGTTCACTTCCACCACTGTTTCAGAGAATGGGTTAATTAGTCGATCGATTGAAACGCTATCAAACGCGAAGCAGTTGATCACGGAATGGTTTACATTATTTTGGACCACAGTTAAAAATGCATGTAGAGATGCGTACGGTGCGGTTAAGTCTGCAACAATCGCCATACAAGCAATTTTTATGGAATTTGTTCGAAAGTGTCAGTCATATGAGTTTCCAACCATTCGCGCGTGGATCAAACGCGTGAAAGCGATGTGGAATGGAACTATGGAACCGGAAGATATACGCTCCGATGATCCCAACGAAATATCTACGTTTAAGAAGAGTCGTACATTTATAGATGATTATCTTAATACAGTAGAACCTCTCACCGATGAATTATACAACGGTATAGAAGTCCAATCACAAGGACTTGATAAGGTGAAGAGTGAGGTATACGATACTATTGTAGAGGTATTTTCCTTTTTTGTTGAGGTCTTTGGCAAGATTGTAGCGGAATTGATGGAATTTAAAAATCTATCAGTTGTTGGGATTAAGAATTTTGCTTCGTTGTATTTCACTGCGGAAAGATTTGACATTGTAGGAGCATGTAAGAGATTAGTCAATTACATTGTTTCTTGGATTGATCCTAAGTGGCGTCCTTTCGCAGATCAAGCTGCAAGAACTGATTTCTTCGAATTGGCAGATGGTTTTACCGAACGAGCACGCGTCCTCACTGACGCGAAGGCCAAATTGAGAGAGACGGATATTGAAGAGTTTAGGAAAGAATCGCAATTAATTTGTGATTTATGCAAGAAGTTAACGCTTTGTTTCCCAAGAGAAGCTGCATATTTCAACTCACAGTATAAGCATTTTTTAGCCTTGTACAGACAGGCAACCGGAAAGTATTGTTCCGGGCAGCCCAGAATAAAACCTGTGACTGTCGTATTGTTTGGACCCTCTAACACGGGGAAAAGTACCGCAATTAACATGATTGCCGATAATGTAGATAAGTACATTTGGGAAAAAGCTTCCGATGTTTTAGAGAAGTTGGGTGAATCCAAACCCTCTAGTAGAGGAAAGGCAGATAAGTTCTCCGTTAATTGTATAGAAGAGAAAGCTGAATTTGATGCTGGTGTAAATGATCCTCGTTTTTTTGAACTTAACGAGTTGTACACCAGTATCAATACCACAGCCAATAATGATTGGTCGAATTATTTTTTCAATTTAGCTGGAGATAATCCTATGATGCTTAACACACCGTTTGAAGATAAAGGCACCAAGTACTTTTTGTCTCCCTTCTTATTTGCTACTGGTAATGCCACTAAGCATATTGCCCCAATGAAAGATTTGGACGCGTATTTTAGGCGCATTGATTTAGATTTGCGAGTAAGTCGCAAAACGGGAGGAAAACCTGTTTTTAAGTTGAGTGATGAAAGTATTCGGATAATAACGGATGCTGATTTAGCGCCCCACAGTACCTTTGTAGGTATGAGTAGTGCTGATGTCAAGGCTTTGGAATTCACGCTTGAGCAAGTTATTGTTCTAATTGGTGATATTTATATTGAGCGAAGGACCACCCCTCCAAAGGTATCACCTGAAATAGATGTGGATGATTTGATGTCTGTGAGTTTTTCATTCAAGAAGGCACCAGTCAAGAAGACAATCAAGAAGGGTAAAGGTAAGCTCGTTGAAAAACAAGGTCTAGAATCCGATAAAAAGGAAACGGACCTTGTTCAGAGAGCACAAGATATTGTTCGATTGCTCAAGATTGGTAATGTTATTTATAACTTGCCGTCGGTTGCTATTTCGAAGAGTGCATTTCTCTCTTACATCAATAAGATTCATACTTATACCGAGTATATGGAGTGTAAATCTGCGGCAGATGAAAATTTGCCGAAGTTCACGCACACAAGTGGAGAGCATGGTTTTTTTGACTATGCTTTAGATATGCGGTGGTTCCGCCCATTTGGTGAAGCGTGTTCTGAATTTGTAGACGGAAACGGTACAGGTTCTTATCCCCCTCCCAAGCTTGCGCATAACGTAAAACTTATGTTAGCACGATTGAGAGATGATTGGAAGAATTTTACTGAGTTCAATGGCCCTAATAAGTGGAGTCGACGTCATGCAGAGCGAGATTACATAGCTAAGGTGGTTTTTCCATCATTGTCTGTAGATCAGAAGCGAGTGGCTGCATTGGCAGCCCAAGATCCGAATAAACCCGGATCCGGATGGTTACCATTCAATGCTGGAGATGTTCAGAGAGCTCAACGTCAGAGACATGCGTTGTACAATGCCCATAAGCAGCGTGCAACAGATAATGCCCAACGAGTTAGAGAACAGACAAAGGAGAAAAATCGTTTGCAGCGATTAGAGAAGATGGAGAATATGAGTGATATTCCTACTATGATGTCTCCAGTGAAAGGGAAGGTTCCTAAGCGTGGGCACCGCGGAAAAGGCATGAAAGGTGCTGGAGTACGAAACGCTCGTCGCAACAAGGAGATGGCCAAAGGATATGTTGAAAGACATGGAATAGGTCGTAACTCCTCAAAGATGGGTGTTATGGTTCGTAATATGGGACTTCTGCTTACTCAATATCCTAACTTTCACGAAGGGGTATTTAGAGAGGACACATGGTATGAAAAGATCAACCCGTGGTATGATCCGCGGGCATGGTACAGAGATCAGGTTAAAACGCCAGTGGATATGTATTGGTATTTGCGTTACCTCAACGTGGATGAAGAAACAGCAATTCGATTCGCAGCACTTGTTCGAACGACCGAAAATGCGATGTTGAATAATGTCTCATTAAAGGTAGTAGAACGCATTATAGATGAAAATATAATGGATGCTGAAACCGTAGTTGCGCCCACAGGTATTGAAATGTTGATTTTTTATGGTGTTATATGTAGATATAGAGGAGAACATATGTCCCCTTTTAACGAGGAAATGTTTTTCCAAGTGGCCGAGTTGGAAGCTACTGAAGAAAATCTCATTCGTTACATTCATGATAGATTGTTTCATTTTTTTGAACCTAATTCTGATATTATAGCATACGGTGAGTATACTCGCTTTTATGGAACGTTTATTGAGGAGAAATCCTTAGCCGAATGCCCTATAATTGGAAAGTTTGTGAACGTGTTCACAAAGTTTAACAAGTTTGCGCAGGAGTATGCTAAGCAGGGTAATCGAGGCAAGTTCATGGATTTGAGTATTTATTACCTTCCCACAATATTGTGGACAGTAACTGGCATTTTGGCAGTTGCTATCACCATAGACGCGATAATAACCGTCGGTATGAAGGTAGCCAAGTGGATGGGTTATAAATCTGACCCTCTAGTCGTCAACCCTGATGACCCAATGGTAGAGAAAATCCTCGCCGAGCATGGTGTTACTATGCAAGGTGATGCGGAGTACGAGAAACGAAAGGCCGAGCGATTGGCCAAAAAGAATCTCGCACTTAAGATTCAGAACCAGAGAGTTGGTCAGGATTTGGTGAAGAAACAAGGAGCTGAC